AGGCGAATTATGCGCCCTGAAATGGCAGGATATCGACTTTGTAGAACGGACGATTAAAATTACCCGCACATATTACAATCCTAAAAATAATATTAAATTATATGAATTGTTGCCGCCCAAAACAAAATCATCCCGCCGGACAATACATGTATCTGATCGCGTGATTAAAGAGCTGGAATTACACCACGCAAGGCAGAATAAATTGCATATGCGGCACCGTGATGTATGGCACGACGAAGATTTTGTTTTTACTGCAGACAAACATCCCGGATACCCGATGTATGTAAAACTGATCGAAGGCCGAATGACGCGATTATTAAAGCTGGCAGGACTTAACACTGATCTCACTCCGCATAGCCTCCGGCACACTCACACGTCCCTGCTGGCAGAGGCCAGGGTAACGCTAGAGGAAATCATGGAGCGCTTAGGACATGCCGACGACGACACCACCAAGCGAGTATACCTACATGTCACCAAAGACATGAAAAAAGAGGCCGCCCACAAGTTTGATATCCTCATGGACAACCTCTAATTTTTTTTACACAATTAAGGCAACAAAATGGCAACAAATCGAATTTTTAAGTTTTAGAATGCCGCCATTACTGGGCTTGACGACCGTATTTACATCATGCCGCCCATATATTTACAATTTTAAATAGTGTAAAATGCGTAAAATGCGTCCATATATATAGGAAGGAAGATGATTTTTGCGGTTAATTTTATCAAATAGTAAATATATTCAATAGGGAAAATAAATTATGGCAACATTGTGGCAACAATTATAAATTCGTAGTCAGCCCCCAAAAAACAACATTTGCAAAATTTTACATTACATCATGATTTTTTTGCAAAATCTTACATTACATTATGATTTCTACTATTCCCGCGTCACACATGCCGCCCCTCATCGGGCGGCTTTATTTATGCCGCCTATTGTCAAAGATCAATCTATGTAAAGGGAAGCTGTACGACTTCCTCATGGCGGATTCCCGCGACGCCATCACGGCGTTTCGGCCCGTACCCAGCAGGCCATCGTCAGGCGGGACAATTTGCGGATTTTATGTTTTCCGTACCTCATCCGCATATTTTAAAATCAGCGCCCATTCCTCGTCCGTGGCCTGCAGAAATCGTTTCTTCCTGCCAGTAACTGGTCGGCCTGCGCCGGGGCGTTTGCCGCCGCGTTGTTTTTTATTATCTTCTGCTTTATTCAACATCCCACGCCTCCGAAAATTCTTTATCGGCAAACATTTCGGCTAATCCGGTAATCTGTTTTAACCGCAATACTTCGTCCGGCTCCATGCCTAATTCTTTGGCGATTTTCTCCTCGCTCCAATTGCGCCGTGACAAGTCTTGTATGATCGCGCTCATACCGTCAACAGAGTGTTTCCCCCTGGCTCTATTGTGACGGATCGTGCTGGCCATCCGGTCGCCTTTATCCTCTCGGTCATGATTGATTAGAGTTATTGGCAAATATCCATGTATCCTGTTTTTTACATCCTCGCACTCTCGTCCTACGCGGTTACGGTGGAATCCGTCAACAACCTCGCTGTGATCAACATTACCATATGCTACAATAGGTTGAGTGTATCCATCCTCGGCAATTGATAATTGCAATAGTTTCATTTCTGGCGGCGCAACGCTGTTAGGGTTGTAATCATTAGCATATACGTTATCAATCGGTACCCATTGGATGCAATCAACTGGCTCGTTTTTAAATGGACTAAACTCGTGCAGCCGCCGCCGGATATAATTCAAAGCCTCAATCTTTGTGTTTAATTTATCAAAATCTTCCATCCTACATAATACAGCGTCTACTGCATCTGTAAAATCAAGATAATCATCTAATACCCCCATGATTGCCGCCTCCGTTTCATGATTTTTTTGTATTTTTCGTATGCCTCGGATTTTGTTTGGCTAAACGATAAGCCTTTGCACCAGTAGTCATTGCGCAGCAATGCTTTGCAAATACGTCGCCATGACGGTACGTCCTTAGACGCCTCCTGCTTAGCCGGTGCCTCGTCCGGTATGCCGCGAGGATAACCGCGATCCTCATACCAATGCAAAAATACTGCGATTTTGTCGCGGAAATGATCTTGTGTTAATCCTGGCATACTCTCTAATAACATCATCGCGAATGATTGCCACGTGTGGCCAGGAGGCTTTGCGATCTTAATGCGGCCCAATATGTTGCCTGTTTCTTGCGCGTATAACGCTCCGCCGTTCGCACCGTTTACCCTGGCGACAATCTTAGCCCATGTTTCCGGCTCAATCAAATGAAACAACCATAGCCCCTTACGTTGATCATCACCATATGGCTGGCAGATACGTTGCTGATGGATTGATAAACCGGCCTTATACATGTAGTCATATAGTCGATTATATTCCTTGCCGAATTTACCGTTATAAATCCAGATGTCCTCTGTAGTCCAGTCGTAAATTGGGTAGATGTTGTATAGCCCGTGTCCGCACCAAGTTGTAAATCGTTTATCATCTAACATGCTCTTGCGCTGGCTGGAAATTGTACGCCACCTATTTAATGACTCCGCCGTGCGTATACCGACAAAACAGGCCGTTAATTTGCCATCACCATACCATTGACCAAATTGAGGGACAAACTCTTCAAACTCCATATCATATTTAAAAAACGGGAAATAATTACGGTCGGTGATTGCCATCGCTGGTGGTTGCCGCACCCAATCAACGCCATCACCCCAGCACGTCCACTTTGGTTGGTACACGCTAACCGCATTACGCAAGGCAATCGGCAGACATACCCAATACGGTTCGATGTGGTCCTTATAGCCATCAAGCATAGATTGGATATGGTCGATAGTCAGTTTATATTGTCCCTCTAAATCCACAATCAATACGCCAACTTTACGGTTACGTTTGATTGCCTCGTCCATTACCAAATGCAGCATGACAGACGAGTCCTTGCCGCCGGAAAAACTAACATATATTTTAGGAAATGTATCAAACGTCCATTTAATGCGATCGCGTGCAGCTGTCAGCACGTCAATTCCAAGTGATCTTTTAGCCATTGATCTACCTCGCTTTGTGGTATTTTTATAATATTCCCATCGTTGTCAACGGTACAAAAATACCGGTTTTTATGGTCTTTAACATCATATAGATGGCCGGACTCCAAGATATACATAGCAAATACTCCGCGTGACCCCTTTGAATTTGACCTAGAATAATCTTTGTTGTATCGTAAAAATCTGCGATCATATTTGTATTTTTGATGTGTCCCCGCAATTTCTGCTACCCATGCTGATTTTGGCATATTTCCAAAAATAATATTGCCAAAACCGGGAGTCATATCATTTGCAATCGATTTCCATAGTTTTGTCCATTGCGCCATATCGTCACCGCGAAGCTCAAGTTCTAGATACGCTTTCAAAATCAAAACCTCCAAAAGCGGGAAGGTCTTTACCTTTCCCGCTCTCGATTACTTTTAGAATACTTCTTCTTGATTTACCGCAAAATTTTCTTTGTTTTCTTCGGCTTTTTTAACTTCTTCTTTTTTACACTCGGCGCAAATCATTTCTTCCGGGTTGGAGAAAAATTGTTCAAATTCCGAAGTTTCCATTTGTTTTCCGCATTTTTTACAAGTTGTCATTGTCATCCGCTCCTTTGTTTTATCTTATGATTTATTATACCATTAATCTAATATGATTGTCAACACTATTAATCAAAATAAATTAATATTTTTACACAAAAAAAAGACCCCGCATTTCTGCGAGGTCCGTTATTAAAACCGATATTGTATTCCAGCCGCTTTCGTGTCGCGGTCTGCATAGAACCAGATTTTTTTGATATCTAGTTTTACCGCTGGCCCGTTTGTACCATATCCTATTCCGATTGCGCCATTTTTCGTCTTATCTATCGTCGGTATATCGGCTTTAATATTGATCGTTGACGTTTGGGTTAAAGCGATCATATTTTTGTCCAGCACATACCGCTCATCCTCGGCCTTGGTAAATACTCCCGGCTTGCCGTTAACTTCATAAACAAAATTTGGTTTATCAATCGTAAATTTACCATCTAATTTTGCCGCCGTAGTCGTCCCATCAGGTGCCGGAAGATAAACTGTTTCGCCTGGTACATACTGCAGCTTCGTTTCGGTGACCGTCTGCCCCTGAATATAGATAGGTTGCTTTTCCACGGTGTTGTGTGTGGTCAGCGCCGGGGCCAGCCAGTAAACGCCGGCTGCCATGCCAGCACAAAATATCATGACCGCGACCGCAAGCCACACCGCGTATTTATTGATTGTCATTAAAATTCCTCCAATTCAACCGTTTGTCCGGCCAGCGCATGAGTGCAATCGGAAAGATATTGAATTTTGCCATCACGCACAAACGAATGACATCTTATTTCGCCTTCAACAAGCAACGAAGGATTAAATGTTGGTTTCTCAAAATCTCCGTTAAATGTCCATCTGTCATTCATGGCGTGGCCGTGTTTGCAAGCAGGGCAAAATATCAACCACTTATTATTTTTACTTCCTTCGGTAAATTCTCTAACTTTAGCCATACCATTCATTCCCGTCGAATTTATGCCCCGAAATCTCTAGAGAGTCTGTATACTGCCACATCACTGCCCCAGGGTAATCATCGGTCACGTTGTACTGCGCATTCCAAACCGGACATTCCAGCGACGCCGTATCAATAATATCCGTCAGCCACGAATAGGACGCATACAGGCCGCATTGATAACCTGCGTCGTTTACAGTGTCAATAAAGTCCTTGCAAATCTCCGTAATGTTATCCGGCATGCCGTTGCGCTCTTTATACCCGTCAGCATCTTCCATGTCGAACCACACGCCCATGGACGGGACCACACCGTATTGTTGCAGGGTGACTACAACAAAATTCGCTTCATTCCGTGCCTGCTCCGGAGTAAGCGCGTAACTGTAATAGTACACGCCGATTTTTAACCCTGCCGCAATGGCGCCGTTGATATGGTCCGCAAACATTCCGTCTAGGTGCCGATTGCCGTAGCCAAGCCGGACAATGGCAAATTCCATGCCCGCATCAGCGACAGACTGCCAATCGACAGGACCGTTGTTTTCGGATACATCAATTCCCTTCATCGTTCTTCACCTCTTCCGTTACCCCAGACAGCGTTTCCCGCTTCTTGATACACCAAAACAGCAGCGGCTTGAGCGCATCCAGCCCCATATCAATTAAATTCTCGATCACTGACTGCAGCTCTACAAAGGCCAACCAGCTGCATATAAATGTCATTGGCCACTGCGATACATCCGCTCCAAAAAAACTGGCCGGGATTATTTTCCCGACCAGGTGAAACGCTATTAATAATATGATGTACCCTAAAATTTTTGATTGGAATCTTGTTCGCATCATCTGCGAATTGATATTGCGATTATGTACTGCTAAATAAATTCCGTACCAAATTGACGCCTGTACGCACTCATCGTCCAAAGTTTTTTTAGCGATCGCTAACCAGCGCGTTATTGTGTCCAGCACGATCAGCACGGTCAGCGCCACCATAGGCGTATTTGGTTCGCCGATCAAAAATGTCAGCACTGTTATGATCCCGGCCGCTACGCATCGTACTAACCAGCAGGTACACACTATGTCTATCAAACGGTCAAAATCCATCCTGCACCCCCTATGCTTTGTAATAGACAAATAAAAATATCCCGAGCATAGCAGCCGGGATAATCACAAACACGGACAGTATCAAGTTGATTAGATTAGTTATGTCGGGTATCATCCCGGAGCACCTCCTTATACCGCTAAAAGCGCTGATTTATACTCCGCCTGTTTTTCTGCCAGTTTCCCGCGTAACGCGACGACGTCTTTTCCTGTATCTATACATAGACGGATTGCCTCGCGGATATTTGCGATTTCTGCAAGATATTTTTGATTGATCTCTGCGTAAATGGCTTTTTTAACTTCCTCCGGATCTTCTTGCCAAGCAATAATCTCTGGGTTTAATTTCTGAATTTCTGAAAATACTTCTATCATGCAATCCACGTTATTTGCAAACGTATAATCGTGTCTGTCGCCGCCGTGGTCTATAAAATTTACTGTCTTTCCGGCCGCGTCGTAAAATTTAATTTTCGTCGCCATTGTCAAACCCCCCTTAATACTTGATATACCCCGCTAGATTTTGCGGTCGGCCGCTGATGTTTGTCGGATATAACAAATAGTTTGGCAACATAAAGGTAGTGTCGGAAACGAGCGTCGCCAAAATCCGAAGTCGTTTTACAACGGCAAAATCGCAGCCGGACTGACACGCAGTAATGTTAAGTTTAAAAGAGGATAGCGTGATCGGACTTGATAAAGTGTATCTTCTTGTTTCGTATACAGTCCAAGACGTTTCTCCCGATCGGCTATCAATAGTATTGCTGTCCTGGTCTAAAACAGTCCATGTATTCGGACTTCGTTTTAAATAACTGGCTTCGTGGTTTCCTTGTATTTCATACGCAAAAACTTTAATCGGATTGCCGGTATTTTTTGTGATTTTTAGCCAACCGGTTGCAGATGAGGCTCTCCACCTAAGTGCGTCTATCATTTCTATCCCGCTGCGTAAAAACGCTTGATAAGCTGCCTCTGCCTCTGTGCTTGCTGACGCCGTCCAGTCTGTGCCGACGTCTGCAGTTAAATTAGGGACAATATCAACCCATAGATTTCCGATTGCATTATAAAGATTAGCGTAAGTTGTTTTTGAAACTTCGCCACCGTCGCAAAGCAAAAACCCATCCGGAACAGTAGTTTGCAGCGGTAAAAGAATTATTGTCCCTGTTGGTATTGAACTTATTGTCCCATTTTCCCATTTGCCGGTTACAGAATTATAAACAGGGACCTGACCATGCAGTAAATCCGTGATTGTGACATCGTCTAAACTAGCAAACGTCGAGGTAACCGTGATCGTCAGCGCCGTCCAGTAATCGCCCTCCGCTGGTGTCTGCCCGGTGCAATCCGCTTTGCAATACCATGTCACATCTGAATAGCTGACCAAATCCCCCAGTGCGTAAGCAGTCTCCGCACTATACGTTCCCTGCCAAGTCATCCCTTGCTTGCCCTGTATGCCTTGATCGCCTTTTGCAACCAGCATTGTCCAGTTAGTACCTTCGACCGGGGTAACGCCGGTGCAAGCGACTAAGCAATACCATGCCGAACCGTTATACATAACCCCGTCATCTTTAGCATACGCCGTCGCTGCAGAATAAATCCCTTTCCAGTTTATACCCGGCACATCGGATTTTTTTATCCAACTTCCTCCGCTGTACGCGTAAAAAACCGCTTCATCTTGCACCCATACACTGTATCCAGCGACGGGCGCGATAACATTCCATACGCCGCCGATAAATCCGGCTAAATGTCTTGTGTAATTCGTCCATTCATCCGTTGGCAAATCACCAATTAAATACAGATCCCCTTCGACCGGGCTGACCGGCGGCGTGTTTAAAATATCTTTTACGCTCGATTGCAGCAATAATTCCAGCATATTGATCATGATATTATGAGTTAACTCTTTTTGGGACTGACTGGCGACTATATAGGGAATGTTCAGCCTTGGACTTTTATCCAGGCTGAAATCAATAACAACGACACTATTGCTCATATCGTGACCTCCTTTACAATTCCGTTGCCGCTCGTTGAGCTGACTTGGCGGATTTGTATTTTTATTTTTCTAGTCGTAGTACCAAAATATTTGGTCAAAAAAGCAGCGGGCAACGTGAACGAATTCGTCATTGTTGCGCTAAAAGCAACGCATTTATTGCTCGGATCAAAGACATAATACATATACCATTCCTTTTCTTCGTTCAATGGAATATCTGAATTATCTAACCAGTCGCCGCCATCTCTTGTTCTTCGCGACCATCGGATTGTTGAATTTCCAGAATCGTCAATCGTTCGTTCAACATGGCAAACCGACCATGGAATTGCGAACCTCGCATTGTTTGTAAATGTTGTATCCAAATACGCCGCGTCGCTTACATCACCCAAGATCGGGCCAACTTTATAATTGATTGTTTTATACCACTCGCTTTTTGTCGCATGCATAACTCCCAATGATCCCGCTGTTAACAATACAAATCGCTCTTGATCTGCATGGATTGTTGTCTGAT